ATCCAGCGAGGGTGAATATAACCTGACCATCATTGACTTCCAGAAGATGTGGGAAAGCGCAGCCAGAGAAGCTGTTAAGCTGTGTGGCATTCTGGGGCAGATGTACCACATCACCGGTGCACACGAGGTAGGCAAGGACGCAGTAGTCTTTGATTGGGGCAACGGCGTTCTGTATGACAAGGACAAGACCTGGGCGGACTATCTGGATATGGTGAGCCGCGGTCTGCTCAAGCCTGAGATCGCCATCGGCTGGCGGTTCGGCATGAAGACCGAGACCCCGGAGGATCTTCAGAAGGTGCGAGAGAAGTATATGCCTGAACTGCAAGCAATGACGGAGGGCGGTGAGGAGTAATGCTCACCGCTGAACAGATCGCCGCCTTGCGCGATAAGGCTCAGCAGATCACAGACCCCATCAACGATTTTCTGCTGGAGGATATAGCTCGGCGCATCTCTGAGGCAGGACAGCTGACCAGCTCTGCGGCCTATCAGATATGGAGGGCACAGAAGCTGGGGATGTCCCAGCGGGAAGTTAAGAAAAAGCTGCAGAAGCTCTTAAGGACTTCCCGAAAGGAAATCAACAAACTGCTGACACAGTCTGCGGAGGTTGGCTATCGGTTCGATCTGGACAAGCTGCCTACATCAGCGGCCATTCCCTTCGAGAAGAACGCCTCCCTTCAGCAGATCGTAGAAACAGCTGTGAAGCTGGCCCAAGAGGACTTTACCAATCTGACCCAGACGCTGGGCATGGTAGACCCTCACGGCAACGCACTGCCGCTTCAGGATGTTTACCGCTCCTGTACCGACTTCGCCTTTAAGCAGGTCATCACCGGAGCCACGGACTACAACACAGCAATTCGCCGAGCCACCAAGAACCTGGCGGCGAAGGGCGTGCGCGTCATCGACTATGAGTCAGGGGTGCATACCTCGCTGGAGGCGGCTGTGCGGCGCAACATTATAGGTGGCCTCGGCCTGATGCAGGAGCAGATCACCCAGCACAACCACGACACCCTTGGTGCTGATGGCTGGGAGATATCCGCCCACGCCAACAGTGCCCCGGATCACGAGCCCATCCAAGGCAAGCAGTATTCGGATGCGGAATATGAGAGGCTGAATAACAGCCTTGTGCGCCGTATCGGTACGCTGAATTGTGGTCACGCCGCATTCCCCATCATCATGGGCGTCAATGAGCCGCAATACACCCCAGAGGAGCTGGAGAAGTTCCGCGCCGACAACGCCAAGGGCATCACCTATGAGGGCAAGCACTACTCCGGCTACGAGGCGACCCAGATGCAGCGCAAGCTGGAACGTGCCATCCGCACCCAGAAACGCCGCATATTGACCGCTGAGGCTACCGGGGACAAAGAGATGCTTTCGGTCGCGCAAACGCGCTTGCAGGTGCTTAGACAGGAATACAGCCGGTTTTCAAAGGCTACTGGACTGCGGGCAGAAAATGAGCGTGCGCAGGTGGTTGGGTTTGGGCGGAAACAAGCAGCAAAAGCAAGTGCTTCAGTTAAATCCATTGAAAAGCAAAGGCGTTTGGAGTATAATAGAAGACAAGAAGAAACCCGCGTTCTGATTTTCTCGGATAGAACAATCAAGACGATTAATGCCGGGCATCAGAACAAACACATCAAGACCTCAAAGGGGTATATCCCTGGTCGTAGCTATATTTACGGCGATGTGGAAACGGCCCAGCGTCTGGTGGATAAATACCATGGGACGGGACAGCTCGTTTTTAACAGAAAGGGCGAATGGGCCAAAAGGGAGACGGTTACACACGATAGTGCAATCGGTGTCTGCGTAGACCCATCCACTCTGGCCGAGATGGCGACTCGGAGATTTACCATCCATTATGGCAAGAACGGATCGCACATAGTACCTGCGAAGGAGTTGGAAGCATGAATTTGAGAGAAAGCGCAAATCTGAATTGGTGCAAGCTCGTTCGCGTAACAATGACGGACGGAGAGCTGCAGACGGGCAAGCTGGTTGGCTATACATCCGCATTGGACAACGAGCCTGACCCCGAGAGCATCACGCTCGAAAAGGAGCACGGAATGCTCGTGGAACTGTATGTCGATGAGATTGCCGCCGTTGCGACAGAGGGTTGATGGGGGTGCGCCATGACAGAGGCCACCATCAAGGCCATTGAAGCCATCCTTGCCAAGGACGACCGGGTGGAGCTGATTCCCACCCGGGACGGCGTCAAGGTTATCCGCATCAAGCGGGAGCCGATAAAAACTTAATATGTACCTCGCCCTAAGTGGTGGGCGGGAAGAGCTAAGTGGAGCTGACTATCTGGAATTTCCGGATAGTTGGCTCCTTTTTTTGTTGATTTCAGGCCATTGCCTGTTTTCATACCATCTTTGACCGGTCCATGTCGAGAAACTGGGCGCCGCAGGGGACGCGACCCCCGACAACAAAGCGAAGCGGAGGAAAGGAAGAAATATGAAAAGAGAGTTTTTGCAGAACTTCAAGGTTGGCGACCAGCCCCTGCCCAAGGAGATCATCGATGCCATTCTGGACGAGAACAGCCGTGACATCGGCGAGGCCAAGAAGCCCTTTGCGGACTACGAGTCCATCAAGGAGCAGCTTCAGACCGCCAAGGACGGCCTGAAAGCCTTTGAAGGTGTGGACGTGGCTCAGCTGCAGGGCGAGATTGCCAAGCTGCAGGGCCAGCTCACTGACAAGGACACCGAGTGGCAGGGCAAGCTCGATGCCATGCAGTTCGAGGCAAAGGTCAAGGACGCCATCACGGCGGCCAAGGGTAAGAACCCCAAGGCCATCGCCGCTCTGCTGGATATGGATACCTTGAGAGCCAGCAAGAACCAGGACGCAGACCTTAAAGCCGCTTTGGAGGCCCTGCAGAAGGCAGAGGATAGCGGCTTCCTGTTCGGAACGGAGCAGGACCCTCCTTCTTATGCTGGAGGCACTGGCGGAAATCCCCCCGGCGCCGATGCTTTCAACTTCGGCTTTATCGGCGTTCGCGCCAAGCCGACCAGCAACTAAACCACAACAAAAAAGGAGAAATAAATTATGCCTAATGCACTGAACTACGCTCAGACCTATCAGGCCGCCCTGGCACAGACTTATCCTTATGTGCTGCACTTCGCTGCTCTGCGTAGCACCGAGAACGATGGCCGCTATAAGTGGACCGGCGCAAATACCATCCAGATCCCTTCTCTGAGCACCACTGGTCGTGTGGACGGCAGCCGTGACACCATCGGCACCGCCTCCCGTAACTTCGACAACGCCTGGGAGCCTAAGACTCTGCAGAATCACCGCAAGTGGTCCACTCTGGTCCATCCCATGGACGTTGACGAGACCAAACAGGCTGCTTCCATCCAGAACATTACCAAGGTGTTCAACGAGGAGCAGAAGTTCCCCGAGATGGATGCCTATCTGGTTTCCAAGGTCTTCAACGACTGGGTTGAGGCTGGCGGCGTTTCTGATACTGAGGCTCTGACTGTGGACAACATTCTGGCCAAGTTTGACGCCTGGATGGAGGCTATGGATGAGGCCAACGTGCCTGCCACCGGCCGCATCTGGTACCTGACCCCTGCTGACAACACCAAGCTGAAGCAGGCTGTTGAGAAGTACCGCCACATCAACAACGGCGATGCCTCTATCAAGCGCGCCATCGAGAATGTGGACAACGTGCAGCTGGAGAAGGTCCCTTCCACCCTGATGAAGACCATCTACGATTTCACCGAGGGCCACAAGGACGGCGCTGGCGCCAAGCAGATTCACTCCCTGCTGATTCACCCCTCTGCCGTGATCACTCCCGAGAAGTACGTCTTTGCTCAACTGGACCCCCCTTCCGCTGGCTCCGAGGGTAAGTACGTGTACTTTGAAGAGTCCTATGATGACGTCTTTGTGCTGAACAAGCGCAAGGCTGCCATCATGTTCAACACCGAGGCCTGATAAGGCCTCTGCGAAAATAGGAGGATAAACTTATGAAGCTGATTCAGAAGGGGAACCGCCAGCTCCGTGTGGATGATGTCCGCGCGGATCAGCTGTTGAAGGCCGGCTATATCGAGATCGACGAGAAGACCGGCAAGCCCGTCAAGGGCGCCGAGGATAAGGGCGACAAGGACCTGAAGAAGGAGAATGCCGCCCTGAAGAAGGAAAACAAGGAGCTTCAGGAGAAGGTGGCCGACCTGACCGCCAAGCTGGAAGCCGCCGCAACTTCCCACGCCGGCACAGCTGGTGAGTAAGGGGGGGATACCCCCGTGGTAAACTACGAGTTTTACAAAGGGGCCTATCATGGCGGCTCTATTTCCCAAGTGGACTGGCCCTCCTTTGAGGCGAGAGCCGCTGCCCAGCTGGCCCGGTACAAGCGGATCTACACCGTGACCGTGCCGGAGGGCGAGCCGGATGCCGAGAGCATGGCCATCTGTGCCATGGCGGACGCTCTGGCCTACTTCACCGCGGCTCTGAATGGTGCAGGCGGCCCTGTGGCCTCTGCTTCCATTGGCAGCGTATCTACCAGCTATGCCGGTAACTCCGGCGGTGCTGTGGATCTGTCCGCCAAGGGGCAGGCACAGGAACTGTATCGCTGTGCCACTTTGTATCTGGATATCTATCGGGGGGTGGGCGGATGCTGATGCTGAAACCTACCTGCCCGGTAGATTACCGGCTCTGCAACCAGACTGTGACCATCTATCACTGGGACGGCAAGGAAACCTATACCCGGAAGGTCGTCCGCAATGCTTTTCTGGATTTCAAGAAGACCCAGAACGTGGACAAGACCGGCAGCAAGGAAGCAAACGCCTTTCTGCTGGTCATTCCCGGCTCTGCGGTGCCTGTTGCGGTCGGGGACAAGGTTTTACTCGGGGAAGGCCCGGCAGTCGCCACGCGCGAGGAATGGGCGGCCCTGATACCCTCCAAAGTGGAGGGCATTGTCGTGGTGAAGTATGTTGACCCGAAATACTGGCACGGCTGCATCGTGCATACGGAGGCTGGCGGATGATGCATATCACAGGGAAAATCACCCTGGACATGAAGCCAGTGAATCAGATACTGAAAGCCAAGGGTCTGACGGCCGGCGGTGATGTGCAGCGGTTTCACACGCAGAATGTACTTCGGCGCATTCAGAAATATATGCCGTACTGCACAGGAGCCACCATCAAGACGATGATCTCGCAGACGGACATCAATAAGCCGGAAATCGTGCTGGATGTGCCCCAGGGGCGCTTCCTTTATCATGGCAAGTTGATGGTCGACCCGGTGACTGGCGCAGCAGGCTTTTTGGATGCAAACGGTGAGTGGAAGAGCCGGAAGGGCGTCAACAAGATCCAGAGTGACCGACCTATCACGTACACCAAGACCAAGAACCCGAGGGCCGGCCCTTATTGGGACCGGGCCTTGAAAGCCGCAGAACTTTCGGCCATGCAGGCCGACTTGCAGAGGTATGTTAACAGAAAGGCGGGGAGACGATGACCCCTTTGGAGAAAATCAGGAAGTGGCTGGCCACTTATCCTGGGTACGACATTCTTTCCGACTTCCAGGTTGACTATACCGACCAGATCTCGGGCAATGGCGGTGTGTTTCCCTCTGGTTTGGAGGAAATCGCCCGCAAGACGGACATCTTCGGCAATACAACCGTGGAAAACCAGTACAACTTCGGGTTGTACTATGTATTCGGAAAGGCTCCCGGCGACGATACCGGGGCCACCATCAATGCCGACTGGATCATGGGGTTCCAGGAATGGGTGCAGGCGCAGAGCATTACTGGCGCGGCCCCTGTATTCGGGGACGTGCCCAGGGATGAGCGTATCGTAGCCCAGAACGGTGTGCTGTATGACGCCACAGACGAAGGGCTGGCAACCTATATGGTGCAGCTGTCTGTGAGATTTAAAAAGAACTATGAGGTGAAAAACGAATGGAAGACCTGACTTTTAACACTACACCCGGTGCAGTGGTGGAGCGCAAACTGCTGATCCTGTATGGAAATATTGGCACATTTGCCGAGCCCACATGGAAGCGAATCGGCTCCCGTGTGGAGGACAGCTCTGACGAGCGAGACTACAGCGAGGAAGTCAAGAAGGATATCTTCGGCATTACCCACACCACTATGCAGACGCCTACCATTACGCAGACCTTCGATCCCTGCGAGCTGGACGCAGGCGACGAGTACCAGATGAAGTTGTGGAATCTGGCTATCAAGGACCAGAATGTGGGC